AACCCAGATGATGCAGCCTAACCCACAGGCCCAGGAAGCTGCAATGATGCAACAGCAGCTCCAGATGCAGATGGCTCAGCTTCAGATGGCTAACCTGGAGGCAGACGTAGCCCTGAAACAGGCTAGAGCGCAGAACGAGCAGGTAGATACACAGCTTAAACCAGTCGAATTACAGGCTAATATCGCCGCTAGCGCCTCCAAATACCTTGGGGATAGCCAAGATCCTACCGCAGAGTTTGAACGTCGTGTAAAAGTAGCTAATTTAGCCCTAAAGGAGAAGGACATTGATACTCGTAAAGAAATTGCAAACCTTCAAGTCGTGGCTGCGAAACAAAGTTAAGCCAAAAGTTAAAAAAGTACTTGACAAATTAAGAAATTTGTGGTAAAATATAAGTATTGTTGTAGAAAAGCAACATAGTCCTTTATAGGAGAAACTATGGACCAAGAATTACAGCGCTATTATGACGAAAGATTCAACATGATGGCGACACAGGGGTGGGTAGATCTGATTGAAGACCTGCAAAAGCTCCTGGAACAGTACCAAAACATAGATAATTGTGGTGACACAGCATCTTTGGAGTTTCGAAAGGGTCAGGTAGACATCCTAAAGTACCTGATAAACCTTGAAGACCTGTCTGAGAAGACCTACGAGGAGATCAAATGAGACGAATCTTTGATTTCCAGTGCGCCAAAGGCCATGTTACCGAGAAGTTTGTAGATGATTCTGTAACCGTTGTGCAGTGCCCTCACTGCGGAAACGACGCTAGCAGGCTTATCTCAGCCCCTAGGATCAGTTTAGACGGTTGTTCGGGAGATTTCCCTACGGCTTCTGATGCTTGGGTGAATCGTAGGAACTCACACATTGCTTGGGAACGTAAAACAGGCAGAAGTGAGGAATACAGCTCGTAAGAGCAGCGGAAAAGGAGAACCCCGCACAATTTGTAAGTGTTCTTTTCTTAATGCGTTAAGCACGGAGAGACAGATGGCTAGTTTTATTGATGACGGTGTGGTAGATCAACAAGAGGAAGTTAAGCAGGAAGAGGTAGCCGCTACTGAACTAGTAGCAGAAGAGCAGGTTGAAGAGGACGTTCCTGAGAAATATCGGGGCAAAAGCGCCAAAGAAATCGCTCAAATGCACATGGAGGCCGAAAGGTTAATTGGTCGACAAGGAAGTGAAGTAGGAGAGCTACGCCGATTGGTGGATCAGTATATCACTGCCCAAGCATCGACGAAACAGCAACCGCAAGTAGAACTATCTGAGGACGACTTTTTTGCTGATCCGAAGAAAGCGGTAGAAACTGCAATTGAGAACCATCCCAAGATTAAGCAAGCTGAACAGCTTACCCTTGAGATGCAAAGAGCTAAGGCTCTACAGTCTTTACAAGCATCACATCCAGACTATGCTCAGGTAGTAACAGATCCTGGGTTCCAGAACTGGGTTGGCTCTTCTAGAGTCCGGCAGGAATTGCTTGTAAGAGCTGATCGGCAATATGATTTTGACGCAGCTAATGAACTTTTGAGCCTCTACAAGGAGCGCAAGGGTGCAGCAGCAGAGACCGTCAAGGCCGAGAAGCAGGCACGTAGCCAAGCTGTTCGAGCTGCAACTACCACTGTACCTTCAGGAAGCGATGAGGCACCGTCTAAGAAGATCTTTCGACGTGCGGACATTATGAAACTCATGCAAGAAGACCCTGATCGATATGACGCTATGCAAGACGAGATCATGCTAGCTTATAGAGAGAAAAGGGTTAGATAACCTAACTCATTAAACAAAGGATATTTAAAATGGCTAATACAGCTTTCGCTCCAAATAATGCCGTCGTTAAGTCGGCTGTTGATACCGCTGGTTTCGTACCTGAAGTATGGTCTGACGAGATCATTGCTGCTTACAAGAAGAGTCTTGTTGCTGCAAACCTGATCAAGAAGATGAACTTCAAGGGCAAGAAAGGCGATAAAGTCTACTTCCCCGCACCGACCCGTGGTAACGCTTCTGTTAAGTCTGCAACTGACGCAGTTACTCTGATTGCTGCTGGTGGTACAGCTCTGTCTGTCTCCATCGACAAGCATTATGAGTACAGCCGCCTGATTGAGGACCTTGCTGAAGTTCAGGCTCTGTCTTCGATGCGTCGCTTCTACACTGACGATGCTGGTTACGCTCTGGCTACTCAGATCGATACCGACATCATCAAGCTCGGGCGTCTGTCGCAGGGTGGTACATGGAACGGTACCGATGCTACGTTTGCTTATGCTAACGGTTTCATTGGTGGTGACGGCGCAACTGCATTTGATGCAACCGCTAACACCAACACTGGTAACGAGACAGCACTGGCTGACGAGGGTATCCGTCGTGCTATCCAGCGTCTTGACGACCAGAACGTTCCGATGGACAATCGCTTCCTGATCGTTCCTCCTGTTGCTCGTAACACCCTCATGGGTATCGCTCGTTTCACTGAGCAGTCCTTTGTTGGTGATTCTGGCGCAGGCAATACGATCCGTAACGGTATGATCGGTGACGTGTACGGTGTTAAAGTATACGTGTCGAACAACGCTGATACGGCTACGACGGCTGGTACTGGTGACGTGAATCCTCGTGTTTGCTTGATGGCTCACCCTGAGTTTGGTGTGCTTGTTGAGCAGCTCGGTATTCGTGTCCAGACCCAGTACAAGCAAGAGTACCTTGCTACGCTGCTGACTGCTGACACGCTGTACGGTGTTGGTGAGCTGCGTGACACCTCCGCTGTTGCCCTGGTTATCCCTGGCTAATAGCAGTAAGCCCCTCTTCGGAGGGGTTTCTTTAGCGTCTTCTACCGAGGATGCTAAAGAAACTTAGGAGCCACTATGATTCCTCGCTGTTTTCCTTCCACGTATACTACCTATAACGGATCTACTAAGATGGTGGTGAACCTTCTTGGTAGTACTTCTGGTTTAAAAGAATGGATTGACTATATCCCTGTTCAGTCGGTGTTGACCTACAATGGTAATACCTATAATAACAACGGATCTATTGAGGTAGAAGTCTTAGCAAGCACTACTGGCCTTCAGGCTGGTAAGGATTACATCAATGTGTACGAGGATGGGACTAAGACAGTAGCATGGTCCTCCAGTAACAACGGGTATATCCCAATCTATAACTCAGCGCCCTAATATGTCATTCTATCGTCCAGGTGGTAGCGGTTCAGGCAGTGTCACAACTACTCCAGTCTCTGTAGCAGAAGGAGGTACTGGAGCAACCACAGCAGCAGGTGCTAGATCTAATCTAGGTATTACTGCTACTGGTGCTGACACTAACTATGCTTTCCGTGCTAACAATCTTTCAGACCTAAACAGTGCCAGCTCTGCTCGTACTAACCTAGGTCTTGGGTCTATTGCTACTCAGGCTGCTAGTAACGTCAGTATTACTGGTGGATCTATTGCAGGTATTACTGATCTGGCTGTAGCAGATGGCGGTACAGGGTCTTCTACGGCTGCTGGTGCGCTTGAGAATCTTCTACCTTCTTACTCCAGCAATGCTAACAAGGTCTTGTCAGTTAAGTCTGATGCCTCTGGTGTAGAGTGGACTACTAACGGTGCTGGTACGGTAACTTCAGTAGATGCAACAGTGCCTACTGGGTTAGCTATTAGCGGTAATCCAATCACTTCTAGCGGTAATCTAGCATTCTCTTATGCCGCTGGTTACTCTATTCCTACTGATACCAAGCAAGGTAACTGGGATACAGCGTATGGTTGGGGCAATCATGCTTCAGCAGGCTATCTAAACAATGCAGCTATTGGGTCTACTGTTCAGGCTTACGATAGCAACCTTACTTCCTTTGTAAGCACTTTTACGCTACCGACTACTGATGGTACTAATGGTCAGGTGCTAAAGACTAATGGGTCTGGTACATTATCCTTTGCTTCAGCAGCTAGTGGAACAGTAACTAGCGTTGATATGTCTGTTCCTACGGGCTTTGCTATTAGCGGAAACCCTGTAACATCCAGTGGAACATTAGCACTTGCGTTTGCTTCTGGTTATGAACTACCAACAACAACTAGTCAGACTAACTGGAACACTGCATACGGATGGGGTAACCATGCTTCAGCAGGCTACTTAACACAATCTAGTACTATTCAAGGCGGTACATACGCTTAACACGGAGATTTAAATGGCAACGATCCTGATCAAGAAAAAAGATACTTCTGGCGCTCCAGGCGCAGGCGACCTAACCAATAATTCTGGTGGCGCTGAGATTGCAGTTAATACTGCTGATAAGCGTATCTACACCAAAGACTCTGGTGGTAACGTAGTCGAGGTAGGTATCAATCCTACTTCTGTGACTACTGGTACGCTAACTGCTTCAGGCACTACTACGCTTGCTACGTCACTGACAGGCATTGCTAAGCTCACCTCTGGTGTGGTGTCTGCAGCTACGGCTGGTACGGACTATGCCGCTATCGGAACAGCCTCTACATGGACTGCTCCTCAGCGTGGTACTGTCACCACCGACAATGATGGTTCTTTTGACCTTAGCGTAACTAATAACTTTGCTTGTACACCTACTGGATCAGTAACGCTTACGTTCACTAACATGACTTCTGGTCAGTCTGGTTTTATTCTGTTTGTCAATGGTAGTAACTACACAGTATCTGCTCATGCTAACACTAAGGTTGCTACTGGTGCTTTAACTACCTTGTCTGCTACTGGGACGTATCTCATTAGCTACTGGACCAACGGTACTAACACCTACATTGTCAACAGCACTGCACTGGCTTAAGGATAATCTATGGCAATTCTTCCTGTAGGCATCGGGGCTTCTGGTCCTACTCAATTTCAGATCGAACGATCGCTGCGGTTTAATAGCGCAGACTCTGCACGTTTAACGAGAACCCCTGGGTCTGCTAGTAATCGAGATACATGGACATGGAGTGCTTGGGTAAAACGTAGTGTTTTAAGCACGAATCAAACATTGTTCTCGGCAGAGGTTGATGGAAGCAACTACTTTAATGTTCGTTTTGACTCAGATAATAACCTTGATATTTTTAACGTAGGTAGCGGGTCGGTTAATGCTCGGTTAATTACCACTCAAGTTTTTCGTGATGTATCTTCTTGGTATCACATTGTAATTGCAATAGATACTACAAATGCTACCGGCGGCAACAGGATGCGTTTGTATGTAAACGGAACCGAAGTTACTGCGTTTGCTGTTGATACAAACCCAACACAAAACACAGACCTACAAGTAAACACGGCAAGTTTACATGGGATAGGTGTATACGGAGGCGCTAGTTATTTCAACGGTTATATGGCCGATGTGTTTCTAATTGACGGTCAGCAACTAACCCCATCATCCTTTGGTGAGACCGACACAGACACAGGTGTATGGAAGCCTAAAGCCTACACAGGTTCTTACGGTACTAACGGATTCAAACTCACGTTCTCTGATAACTCTGGTACTACTGCTACAACGCTTGGTAAAGACTCTAGCGGTAACGGTAATAACTGGACTCCTAATAACTTCTCTGTAACTGCTGGCGCTGGTAATGACTCGCTAGTAGATACTCCTACGCCTTATGGTACGGATACTGGTG